GCCTGGCCGACGTAGCCCTCGCCGACCTGATTACGGAAGACGCGGACGTGCGGTTTAGATCCAGCGGCGCGGAGGATCAGGGCTTGGAGTTCGGATTCGGTCATAGAGATTTGCGTTGACGTGCTTGCCAGCGGAAGAAGGCCCAGCCTAGCTTATATCCCCGCTGCTTGGCGAGTGCTCGGAAGTCGTCGAGCGTTTTGCATTTGCCTTCTTCACGGCGATCTTCGCGTTTCTTGGAGATGTCTTCGATCGACAGACGTTGAAGCTCACCATCGACTTCTTCGATTTCGCGAGCGGCTATCTCACGCTGCGATCCGCACTGAGGGCAAACGGTTCCTGCAAAAATCGCGAAGCACTTGGAGCACTGCTTGGTTTCGACGAGGGAGGATTTCTTCAATCGCTTCTCGCGCCCGCTAAGGTCCCAGTCGCGCTCCTGCTCAGCGAGTCCATGGCGGAGACAGTTCCCGACGTGATCGAGGATGATCGCGTTAGCCTTGCCCGGGTACGGCCGCAGGGCCCGGCCCACCTGCTGAAGGTGCATAGACAGAGACTGAGTCGGCCGAAGCAGGATGGCCGCGTTCACGGCAGGCAGATCGAATCCCTCGGAAATGAGTTCGCAGGATGTAAGGACCAGGATTTTTCCAGCGGTCAGATCCTCCACGCGCTGCTTACGAACATCAGGCTCAAGGGTTCCATCGATGCTAGCAGATGGTATTCCGCAAGAGTTAAACGTATCGGCGACGTGCTGAGCGTGAGCGACCGATATACAGAACGCGACGGCCCGCTGTCGGTTACAGAATCTTACGTAATGAGTCACGGCATCGCCTGTGATGCGTGGCGTATCGACGATCTCCTCGGTCTCGGAGCGATCGAAGTCGCCGGCAATCGTGTGGACCTGAGATAGATCGACTGCCTCACGAGGTGCGTAGTACACCGGCTGCGCCAGGAATCCGTTGTCGATGAGCCACTGAACCGACGGACCCATGACCATGCGGTCGAACATGACCCCGAGGCCCTTGCCATCGAGGCGCTCTGGGGTCGCCGTCACGCCGATAAACTTGGCGGTCGGCCATGCTGCAAACATCTGAACGTAGGACTTGGAGACCGAGTGGTGCGCTTCGTCGATGATAACGAGGTCTGGAGCGGGTATAGTATCCAGGCGCCGCGCTAAGGTCTGGATCGAAGCGACCATGGCAGGCTGAGTGGACGCGGATTTACCCGCCTGAATGAAGCCATGAGGGACGCCAACGCGCTTCAGAGTGGCGCTGATTTGATCAAGGATTTCGCGGCGATGCGCGATGATGATAACGCGAGACCCCCGCTTGAGGACCTGGGACGTGATGTAGGAAAAGAGGACTGTTTTACCGGAGCCAGTAGGGCTCACCGCCAGCGGGCGGTTTGCTCCAGATCCGAACGCCCCTCTGATATCGTTTGCCAGCTGGTTTTGGTAAGGCCGGAGTTCCATAGGTGTTACCCCACGCGAATCAGCCGGTTTCTCCAGCAAAACATCGCGATTTCTTCGGTATCTCCATCTTTGATTAACCGAATATTTCTTCCTTTGAAGCGGATTTCTTTGAGCGTGTAGATGGGGCCTAGAACGCCATCATTGAGCCATTGATAACGGGCACCGATTTCAAGTTCGTCTGCCCTGGTAAGTCTGTTTTGTTTATCCATCGTGAGCCGTAGGCTGCGTTCTGAGGCTTGACGTGTCAAGCATAAGCTGCACACTGCCGGCATGAAAAACACGGTTCGAGTGAGCTACAGATTGCCGATCGAAGTGGCGAAGATGCTTGAGGATGAAGCGGTGCGTGCCCGGCGCACGAAGACTGCGGTGCTGATTATTGCGATCGAGGACCACGTTTTGCGGTGTGATGATGAACGGTCGGATTGGGTCGAAAAACCCGTTGACACTAAGAAGAAGCGGTAGAACGATACCTGCACGACGCATAGCTTGGTTTCGTCAACCAGGCGCGAACTGGGCGCGTAATTCCAGTTGGCAAAGAGTGCTGAAGAGCACTCGCCGGTTCCACGGCTCGGGCTCGCCACCGAGGTTGGATTGATGGTCTTAGGACCTGCAATCTGCCTCGTTGTCTCGGAGGGGTAGATCAAGTAAACCCCGGGCAGGAGAGCCAATATGGCCAGTGGAAATGTAATCAGCTGTAAACAGTTTCAGTCTTTTCTTGTCTCGCAGGAACCTGTGTATGACAAGGAGATCCTCAAGGATATCCGCCCGTTTGACGGGTTGATCGGATACTACAACACCGGATCGTTCGACGCGTATTCCGGCACCACTCACACGTTTGACCGCTTTAACAGCGTGTTCCCGAATGTGACTGGCGCTTGGGAGAACCCGACCGGCGCCGCCTGTACTGGCACGCCTTGCGATACGGAAGAGAACAAGATCGGTTGGGGCTTCACCCGCAACACCTACTCGCTTGAAAAGCAGGCGTGGGGTTCGGACCTGTTGTGCTTCGACCAGATTATGACGAAGACGAAGGCCAAGGAGCACTTCCGTCAGATCATCGACGACGTTCTTCGCCCTGCGACGAACTGGATCACAACCTACTACCTCCAGCGTAAGGCGATGGAGCTGTCTGGTTATGATGTTCTCAGCAATACCACCCCTGGCGCTTTTGCTTGTACGGCTGGTCTGCCGGCGATCGCTTTCTCTTGGGTTGGCACTGGTTATTCGGTGCTGCGTGTTACGAACGTTGCCGCCGCTCCTATTGTCGCCGCGACTGTTGGTCTGTTGACTCCGGACATCCTCCGAAGCCGCGTGACCCGTCAATACTTCCTGGGCGCCGTTCAGGCCGGTAAAGACGGTTACGACAGCCTCCAGCTGCACACCGACAAGGAAACCTTCCGTTACCTGTCCAAGGATAATCCGTTGCTTGTTAGCTCCTGGCGTTTTGGTGAGTTCGCTCCCGCTGCCAAGGAGTTCTACAAGTACGGCTTCATGGGATTCGTCGGCGACTTCATGGTGAAGGTGCTGCAATTCCCGCTGCGATTCGTTTCGACTGCCAACCCTGGCGATTACCGATTGGTTCTTCCCTACAGGAACGTCGTAGCTACCCAGGGTATCCGGTCTGAGTTCAACCCGGACTACAACGCCGCTCAGTACCAGATCAGCTACATCAACAACCCGCGTGCGTTGCGCGTGTTGCCGTTCCGCCCCGAGGCCGTGAACCCGAATATGCCGTTCCTGGTTCGGGATTACGGTGGTCGCTGGAAGTTCGCGACCAACGACTTGGGCGCAGATTGCTCCGGTAAACCGATCGACAACAGCCGTGGGAACAAGGGTAAGTTCATCGCCGACTTCCAGTTGGCCGTGAAACCTGAGCATCCGGAATGGCTTGAAGCGATCTTCCACAAGGTTCAAGGTGCGTGCCCTGTGATTGTTACTGGTTGCGCTGCGGATCCTGGCGATCTCGCTCAGAATTACAACTCTGCGGACCCTGTCTGCCCGCGAGTGATTCAGTTCACGGCGACTACTGTCGTTGGCGGAACTAACTTTGTGCTAAACGCCAATACCAGCATCTTGTGTAATGAAAATTACATCACCAGTGTTGCTATCAATGCTGCAAATGTAGCGGCCTTGGTGGTTGCAATTCAGGCGGCTTGGACTGCCGAGTTTGGCGCTGGCTCTGGAACCTGGAGCGTTGTCTCTGGCAACTTGATCCAAATTAGCGGAACTACCTGCGACAGCGTCACGTTGGAGTTCTCGATTTAATCGGGTCGATAACAACGGGGCTCTCCTTCGGGAGGGCCCCCTTTTGAGGTGCTGGTAGCCGCCCGAAGCGTTCGGGATGCTAGCAGCCTCTCACCAAGACCTCTCACCAAGATTTTAAAGAAAAGGATTTTACGATGTACGGACAAATGATGGGTAAACGAAAGATGGACGGCATGGGCCGTATGGAACCCGAAGTCGAGACCGTCGAGTTTACTCCGCCCAAGGAGCTAAGACTCGAAGGCGACTCCGGAACCGCAATGGTTGACTGGCGCACCACGGCGCGTGGCACCATCGAGATTATCGGATTTGACGGCATCACACTTGGTGAGTCCGGCCGGCAGGACGTAGAAGAGATGGAAGGCGCCGAGATGGAGATGGATGACATGGAGGAGGAAGCCTAATATGCCAGTCTTAACCCCCCAAGAACTCGCCGATACGGGCGGTTGTTTTGACTGCATGATGCCCGTCTTGCAGCAGACGATGCTGCTGTCGCTGCTCCAGCAGATTCAGGTTGCTTCAACTGACGCTGCCCGCATCACAACGAGCCCAAGTGGACTCCTGACTGCGACTGCAACGGCCGCTGCCAATCCTAATCGCCGTCGGTTTGTAATCCAGAATCAGAAGACTACCGAGCATCTCCACCTAAAATTTGGAACTGGATGCACAACGATTGACTACCACTACACTTTGCTGAGCGCCGCAACCGCTGGCGCCCACGCATCATCCCTGACTTTTGAAGGCTACACTGGCGCGATCAGTGTCGCTACTGCCACCGGAACCCCGTCCTACACCTTTGCTGAATTTGTATAACCTATGTCTACTCCTTCAATTCAAACCCTTATTACGCAGGCTCAACAGGTTTTAAACCTGAAGTCGTCTAATGAGATCCGCGCCACGCTTGCCGCCGTCCTGGCTAACGCAAACGTCGGCACCCCGCTCAATCCGAACCTGACCACGCAACAGCTGTGGGACGAGTTCTACGAGATCGTTCGCCAGCCAAGCGACGACATCATGTCGATCATCACCGATCAGATGATGCGGATGGTGTTCTCCCCGCCGGCTCCGGGTGGTGCTGGTGCGGATAAGCAGGTGATTTTTAATGATGGCGGGGTGTTGGCTGGGGATGCAGGGTTGACTTACAATAAGACGACCGATGCTCTCACCATCACCGGCGCACTGACGGTGGACAGCCCGACGCTGGTGGTTAATGCGGCTGGATATGCTGATCGAGTGGGTATTGGTACGGCAACGCCTGCGTATTTGCTGGATATTGCAGATGCTAGTGCTGCAACCCGTTTCGCTGTTACAAATACTAACAACTCTGCATTCGGGGCTGGCATTTATCTCAAGACGATGAATGGCGCATCAATGGTTAGTAATGCGACATTAACTACATTAAATGATGGCACGTTTAATTTATTTACAGGAACAAGTACCGATAGTTCAAAGTTGTCTATTAATACTTCCGGCGACGTAAATATAGCTCTCGGCAACGTAGTGATGGCTACGTCCGGCAAAGGCATCGACTTCTCCGCGAATAATCCTGATCCTGCCGGAAGAACCTCCGAGCTACTGAACGATTACGAGGAGGGGACGTGGACGGCCACACTAAAAGGCAGCGTTTCTGATCCGACGACTCCGGTGACGGCGACGGGGAGATACACAAAAATAGGTCGCTCTGTTACAGTTACTGTTAATTTTACTGGTGTTAATACAACAGGAGCAAGTGGTGATGTTAGTCTTATTGGTTTACCATTTGCTAACGGTTTAGTGGCGTGTATTGGAAGTGCTGGAAATGGTGCTAGTTTGGCTTATTCAGGAACTCTTACATCGGTTGTTGATGTGTCAGGAACAACGGTTTTTTTAGTTAGTCAGATTTCATCATCCTACGCCTCTCTTGCGACTCACGTCGCAGGTACAAATAAAAACTTAACAATCTCAATCACCTATTCTGTATAACCCTATGCTAACAGAACGCACCATTTTCTCGCTCTGCGAGGTTCTTCCTTCAACCGTCCTTCAGGTTCGCCTGTCGGACCAGATCGTCGATGGAGAAGCCGTGAAGGCTTCCACTTTCCGCCGCTATTGCTTGACTCCCGGCTCAGACCTTACGGGTCAGCCCGAGCAGGTTGTCGCGATTGCTGGAGCCGTATGGACTCCTGCCGCGATTGCCGCTTACAACGCCAACCTCAAACCCACCATCCAATGATCGTACCAGTTGATATTGTCTCAGTGCAGGTAAACCAGAACAACTCGCTGTTCGTCACGACCGGAATCGATTACGACAGCGACGGCGCGGTTGTGGGGTCTGAGATTACCGCTCAGTACACACTAAACCCCGGTGATTCGCTGGAAGGTCAGCCAACCGAGGTGGTGAATATCGCCAATGCGCTGTGGACTCCGGCGGTTGTGGAGGCCTACAAAGCGGCTAATCCGGTGGTTGAAGCCGTTCAGCCTACTGAGTAATGGAACCAACGAACAGCAGCACCAGCCCTGGACTCAGCCTTGCAGCAGCGGCAGGTGCCACCGCTGCATCATTCCTGCCAATCCTAACCGATTGGGTGCGACTGGTGACCGCTGTGGTTGGTCTCTTGTGCGCCTGTTACGGAGCCTATAGGCTGTTCAAATCCAAATGAAAAACACGAAAACAACTCTCGCCGGTATCGGTGCAATCCTTATCGCTGTCGGTGGCGCCCTTCGGGCTGCCTTCGATGCCGATCCCAGCACCAACATCGACATCGCTTCGACCATTGCAGCGGTGACCGCCGGCATTGGTCTTATAATGGCCAAGGACGCCGAGAAGACTCCTGTCGTTCCTCCGGTTTGAACTGGATCTACCAACTCGTGAAGGCTCTCTTGGATTTCCTCCGAGAGACGCCTGCACCAAAAGTGGAAGATGGAAATGCGCCAAAGCCTCTCAAAAACGATTTGGCTGCTCGTGTTGCCAATCTGCCTGGGCTGCCAGCAGACAAAAGTAATCCTCGTTCCTAGCGGTGATCCGGTGATGCTAGCAGAGCCCGTCCGCGCCCGCGTCTACGCGTTCGATAAGGACGGTAAGCTCTCTGGGCCGAGTCGGGTTACACTTCCAGCTGGGTGGTACGTACTACCGAAAGCCAAATGATTACCTACCGGGGCCAGAAATTCGCCGGGTACAACAAACCGAAGTCAACCCCGGGAGCTTCTAAGAAGTCTGCCGTGCTGGCTAAGGAAGACGGCAAGGTCGCTCTCGTGCGCTACGGTGATCCCAAGATGTCAATCAAGAAGCACATCCCAAAGAACCGTAAAAGTTTTCATGCCCGGCATGGTTGTGACACACCGGGCACGAAGCTCTCTGCAAAGTATTGGTCGTGTAAGGCCTGGTAGCTCAGTACGCCGACGGCAACTCGTCGATCGCGTCTTCAGCACTCTTAGGAGCCATGCGCGTCGCAGTCGAAGTCCCCTCACCCTGACCGGGTTCCGAGGATCGGACCTTTCCAACCTTCTTCTCCAACTCCGCCACCTTTTGCTGGAGACGGATTACTCGCAGGCGCTCACGGCCGTAGGCCCGAGCACGTAGTGCAACCTGGGCCTGAGCCTTAGTAATGAGGTCAACCTTGTCCTCGTAGCCCATGTCAGCATCGACGCCCTCGCCTTTCAGCGCGATTCGGATCAGCCGATCGCTTTCGTCCAGGAGCTTGTTGCCATCATCGTCACCATCTTCCCTACCGAACAGCTGCGGGTGGCTTTTTTCGTAATCCGAGAACTGCGATTCAAACAGCTCACGCGAACGAGACTGGCGCCCCTCTACCTGCTTCGATCGCTCAACCTCACGCTGCGCTCCCTTTTCCTTCCATTCAGCGATGGACTTGTCGCGAGACTGAGTGAGTTCGAGTAACCGGCGGCGGTGAGTCATTATCTCAGGCGCAGCTGCACCAAACATCTCCTGGGCGATAATCGCGGCCTTGGCGACCGGCACGTTCAAGATCGCCATGATGTCATGGTGACTGGCGTCGCGCTCAGTGCCATCGGCATCAGTGACGCGGATTCCATCAATATCGCCTAGGGCGGTCTGCCACGCTTCGCGCAGAGGGGTCTCGTACTTCTGCTTGTACTCACCAGAACGCGTGTAGTTCAGATACCGCACCTCGGTGTCCAGCTCCTCGGCGTTCTTCCGGATGGAATCCATCTCGGCCTTCAACGACTTGGTAGCCTCTTCGACTTCCTTCCGAGTGCCTTCGGACCTAGCACGCTCAAGCTCAGAGACCTTGGCCGCAAAATCATCGCGCTCCTTCTTGGTCAGGTCGTACTGCTCACGGAACTGCTTGATAGACGTGGGCTCAGGCTTGGCGGGCTCAGCCTTAGCGGTCGGCGCTGGTTCATCCTTCTTGGGGGTGAACTTATCGAGGTTAAAGAAATCCTCGTTCTTGGGCTTAGCAAGGTCAGCGGGGGCAGCCGCCTGAACCTCTGGAGCGGATACCGCAGGCGCAGGTGCTACCTCTTGAGGAGTCTGCTGGGACGGTGATCCCATCGGGTTGTCTAGCCCGCTGCCTTCGATGGCGTCGATTCCTGCAAAGGCGTCAGCGTAATCCGCCCCGCGATCAGTTGGGGCATCAGGTGATAATAGGATTCTCATTCGAGGTTTTGAGTGGTGGTCGGTTTTTCTTTCCGCATCTCTGCAAGCCCGTTGAGTTCATCAATCAATGCCTTTGCGCCCTGTCTGCGACAGTTTGCATTCCATCCATGTTGAGGATTCTCTGAGGCTGGCAGGTTCCAGCAGAAATTATTGAACGCAACGAGTAGGGCAGCTTGTAAGTCCTGATTATCCAGGAGGCGCTTAAGCTCGTTGAGGCGCTGTTGGTTTTTTTGAAACTCTTGTTTTGGGGTCATTGGTTGAGAATATTAGCCTGAGTCTTGAGATCCATGGCAGCAATGTCTGCGCGAGTCAGAGCGCCTTTACGCTGAGCCTCAGCGATCGTGCTAGCATTCTTGCGCTGCTGATCTTGATCGAACGCGACCTGCTTCTGAGTCCGCTTCTGTTCGGAGTTTGCCGCAGCGATCTGCGACTTGGACTGCGCGGTGATGAGCATCGCCTGGATCTTCGCAGCGGTCTCGGGATCCATTCCGTTGCCAGCTGCGCCGGCTTCGGCTTGAGCTTGAGCCTGCTCTTGAAGGCGCTGCACGTAGCCCTTGATGTAGTTTGAAGCCTGGCCGATGCCGTCGTTGTAGAGCTTGATGTTCTGCTCCTGGCCCGGGTCCTGAGAGATCAACTGGATCTGCTCCTGGATATGCTGTATCACGTTGGCCAATCCCAGCACGCGATCCATCGTGGTCATGCCGCCACCTTCCTTTTCAATGCGGCCAATGGCGCCACCAAGCATCTGAAGCAGCGTCTGGATGTACTCGGGGCGATTGAGTGCGCTTGCGATAACGACAGGTTGACCGTCGATAAGCGTGCCCCACGCTAGGGTAGCGCGTTCGACAGCCGGGGAGACCGGCTTGTTGTCGATCGGAGCCAAGCGATTTGCCAGGAGGGGATCATCAGTGTTGGCCTCGACATACATGTGCACAACCTCGGCCTGAGAATCCGGAGCTAGCAGCGGTCGGATAGCCATCAGGCGGTCAGCCTGAGCAATCTCCAGCATCTTGTTGCCGGAACCCATGACGCGCTCGGGCATGATATCCCATGCGTCGAGGTTGTTCCAGACGGAGGGATCAACACCGTCAGCCTCGCACTTACGACGGAACTGTTTGCAGTCGGGGTGGTCGATCGTGCAGAACCGGCGAGCGATCTCGCGGTACTGGAAATTCTGCTGCGTGTAGGCGCGTGTAAGCATGGAGCCCATGAGCGCGTTGGCGTTGTTCACGCGAGCCATAACCTCGGTAGCGGTCAGCTCCTTCGATGATCCGTCATTCACGTCCTGCGTGTAGGCAGCACTCGACTCAGACATGATCTGTCGGTGCATCGCCATAGCGCCAGACAGCATCGGGTAATCGACAACGTGACGCTCAGACTGCGGAACCCAGGAGAGGCCCTCGGGAATCACGCCCATGTTCACTAGGTCGATCTTCTCCATCCGTTCCATGTCACCATCAGCGACATTACGGAAGAGCCAGAGCATCTGCTCGAAAACGGAGTCGGTGAACTTACAGCGCAGGCGATTCTGGAGGTGGCACACCGCATAAAGCAGGTAGCCAAGGGAACGCACCGAGTGCCAGCGGAACGGCGGAACCACAGCGCCGTCAGCGAACTGGATGTGCATCAGCTCGAAGATATCCCGGCCGTAGCAGCGGTCGCCGGCATTGAAGAGCCATTCGCCAGCGGTCTGCATATTACCGATGCCGCTGTTGTACTGGTCAACGATGATGCGGCGGCGCCAGGAAGGATCGTCGCTGGTCGTGTCTAGGAAGTAGAAATCGTAGCACCGCAGCACCGGAGTCGCATCGGAACCCCAGTAACCAGAGTTCTCCTTGAAGTCTTCCTCAATCTTTTCAGGGAAGTATTGGCCGGACCAATCGTTCACCTGGAGACTCGATGCCTCGCGCTGGATCATCGCGGCCAACAGCTCGTTCACCAGCTTTAGGTTCCAGCCGGGATCGACGTTCTCACCGCGAGTCATGCGGATTAGGTCCGCAGCTGTGAAGGAGGTGTAGATCGCGAAGTGCGACATATTCTCCATCGTGGTCAGCGTGTTCGTAGGAACCAAAATGTCTTCGGTTCCACGAGCCGACGGGCACCATTCACGATCACGTAGCCAAGTCACCGGCCCGATACCGTGCAGAACCGTCGCAGCAAACTGAGATTCCAAGACCGTGGAATACTTCGGAGATCGCTTCATCACGCGGTTCAACTGCTTCGTGATGATGTTACCCCACTCAGTGCGCTTATCCCGGGGGCCGGTATCAAGGCCCACAGAAAAGTAATTCTGAGGCTTCAGGAACGCGTTCGTAAACTGCTGGCGTGCCGCATGAATGATGCGCGTACCTTCCAGAAAGTTGACGTTTGTCTGGATCTTATTGTCGCGAGCCTCCTCTTCGCTGTATGGAGGATTACCGTTAAAGGTAGCGTTAATGCGAGCGCGATTGCGAGAACGAGGCTGTTCAGCCTCTAGCATCGCACTAACAACATTCCAGACTCTACTTGGTTCTTTGAAACTCATATTGATCTCAGATTGCTTTCCGTTCCTGCGAAATCCAGCATTTATCAGGCATTTCACGATCGCCTAGGTAACTCAATGGCACCCAGACCTTGAGCTTCAGGTAGCAGCCGCAGACTTCGCAGGTGCCAGCATTAGACTCACCTTGAAGAATCATAGCCATGTCGTGGCGCAGCTGCTCCTGCTCAATGATAACCTCAGCGACAGTCTTCTCGATCGCGTCTGGCTTCGTTGGTTTGTTGTGTAGGCAGTGCAGACACGTATCAAGACGATGCTGCGCTACTGAGCGATCAACGGGAATACCGCCATCGCCCAGCCATTCCGCAAGAATCCTTACCCCTTGCGCCGTATTTTTAACCCTTTCCACCGCACGAGCGACAGCCTGATACCCTTGGTTGAGCATTAGTTTGAGTGGATTGAGTTGTTGTTTGCTGGGGAAGACGAGCTTTTGTGTAGGCTTCCAAATCACTCACCGCTTTTTCAAATGACGACGGAAGGTGGTTAGCAACCCGGTGCTGCTGGATCAATCGCGCCATCGAATGAAAATCGTAATTCATCGGGTTTGGCGCGGTCCACTGGGTTGCAGGTTCGTAGAACTGCCATCCACCATTTGGAAACGTGTTGTAACTCATGCGGCTTGATTTTTAAAACGGCAGATCATCGGCGTCGAGATCAGGCTTCGGCGCGGCCGGGGCCTGAGCCCTCGGAGCCGGCGTGGCACCTTCATCACGTCCCTTAAGGAACTGGAAGGTTTCGATCATAATCCGCGTAGTAGACCGCTTGTCTCCGGTCTTCTTGTCGTCCCACTCTTCCCGGGTCAGGCGCCCTTCAATCATCAACGGATTACCTTTCCTGACGTATTGAGCGATCGTCTCGGCCTGCTTCCCAAACGCCTTGCACTCAGCAAAGTACACGTCTTCCTTTTCCTCACCAGCCTCGGTCTTCCAGCGGCGATTCACTGCCAAGCTCAGGTTGCAAACGGCAGTCCCTTTCGGAAGGTACTTGAGTTCTACGTCTCGGGTGAGGTTGCCGATCAGGATGACTTTGTTGAATGATGCCATAAGGTTAGGAATAGGTTAGCGAATGTTCAGTATCCATCGTGCGACGCTTATCTGACAGACGTGTCAGCCACTTTGGTGTCTGTCGCTTGACAATACCAACCCCCTGCCCGCCTGCAATCTCAAATCCCGTTCTGCGAGCCATTTCGAGTGCGACCACGAAAGAGTCCCATAAATCAGGGGATCGGCCCATGCGTTCCTTGGTTTTGTGCTTGGGCTCCACGTCGATCAAACCAGTGCGGGAGATTCCCCATTCGCGCATTGACCCTTCCTCGGCGACTTCCCGGGGAAGTTTCCTCAGCTGCTTGGATTCGATCAGCAGGCGCGACGAATACCAAAGGGCCGTGACCATCTTGCCGTAGGCTTCCCGCTCAGTCTTCGGATCACCTTTCCGAACAGGGCGATCTGTCGGGCGACCGCCAAACTCGATCGGCACCACCTCGGGTGACCACAGGCGGGCGAACGCAGACATCAGCGTGCCGCGTCCAGTGGAATCGAATCCCACCTGATTAGGCGGAATGTTGCGCTGCTTGCAGTACAGGAGCACGTACTCGGCAATCTGCTCCTCCGCCTGCTGCGCTTTGACGGCCGTCACAGGGATTACGATCGGGGCCTCAGCAAATGCTAGCACGATGCGTCCAGTGCTGTCCGGGCCGTACTGAAGGTCGATCATAACGCATCGGTCACCACCGATGCCTGAGTACGCCGCGTCGATCCCGATGATTCGCGTGATCTTGTCGGCGCCCTGCCACACGATTTCATCGAACGCCTGGTTCTGCTCACACAGCGACATAGTGACCACGCGCCGCGTACCGCCGTCTCGGGGCAGCAGCCCGAGGTTCATCATCGAGAACTGCAACGAATCTCGGCCGTAGTAATCCAAGTCCGCCTGAATCTGCTCCGGAGTGATAATGCCTCGGTACGGATTGGTTCCTTTCGGAAACTTCGCGTTCGGCGTGTCGTACCCGCACAGCTGGACAGCAACCCCTCCTGGCGCCCGCGTTCTCCAGGTGCGTGTCTGCTCAAGGTATTCAATGCCTTCCCAGCCGCCCATCGTAGAGTGCGGCTCGCAGACTACCCCAAGCGCGTCGTTGCGATCCTTGGGATTTCCCATCGCGATCAGCTTAAACTCCGGATTCTTGCGAAGGTTAGCGACTGAATCGAGGAATCCCCGGCTCATCAGAGACGCCTCGTCTGCGATTAGCATCACTCGGTCGTTCTTGAGTCCGACGTAGTTCGAGAGACCAACGAACGTGCCGCCGACCTTGCACGCTACGCCGATGATTCCGTCGCGGAAGTCCTGCGCCTCGGCGTCTTGGTCAGAACTGGTCAGGATAAACCGGCTCTCGATAACGCGCCCAGGAAGCCATTCCCGGCGGGCCTTGGCCTTGTTGTGCAACTCCTTGATCGAGCCCCAGATTCGCAACTGGAGACCCTCACGCGTCGTTGACGACATGATGATCGAGGTGCCAGTCGGGTAGATGTAGAACGTGCAGAGCCCGAATGCTGCGGAGGTGTAGGTCTTGCCAGATGATCCTGGGCCCATGATTCCAACCTCTTGATTTTCCGCGAAAGTCTTGATTAGCAGGTCAGACCAGATGTGCCAATCGAAGTGAGGCCAAAGCGCCGTCATGGCTGCTTTAAAGTGATGATATTTCCCGCATCCGTACTTGACGCCGCCGGACATTATGTAACCGCCGCGACGAACCATTTCGGCTTCGATGAGAAAGCGGTCTTTTGTACGCCACGGTATAGACAGGTAATCTGGGCTTTCATTCATCTTGCGGGAATGCTGCTGCGGCCTTTCAATAGGTTCAAGCGTCATGGTCGCAGAAAAAAATCGCATAGTAGATGGCCTCCTCACCGCTGAAGGTGGGGTGGATAGCGGTTTTTCGCCCTCACTCATTCAACCCAACCAGCTAGCATGGGCGGTGAACACGACAGTGCGCGGAGGATTCCCGAAAGCGCGGCCGGGGATTTGGACCAAGCTGCTGACGTTTAACGATCCCGCCGTTCTCTACAACGGAGGTTACTACAACGCTGCGGTGCAATCGGCGTTTAAAGAGGGGTTTTTTCAAGGGTGCGGATCTTACACCAACGACAACGGAGACCCTTACATTTACGCTTCAATCGGAGGCAAAGTCTTCCAGATCGACATAGGAAATAATTTCCTAGTCACAGATCAAACTCCGCAAACCAGCACATTTTCCGTAAGCACACGTGGCCGCGTGTCAAATGTTGCGACTTACGTCTGCGGAGCGCCGCATGGATTATTTCCAGGAATGGTGGTGCGACTTCCGGAGCCTGTTGCAGCAAGTTTTTCCGCAGGATTTTTCGGAGACTTCATTGTCCAGACGATTCCCAGCCCAACAACTTTCACGACCTACAGCCCAGGAGTTGATGCTGGACCTCTTTTGGGACCGAATTTCACCGGATATTTGCTAGCGGCAAATAATCCGAATGCGGATCACGTTTACTTTCAGCAGGCAGAGAACTGGTTAATCATTCAAGACGAGCAGAATGCGCCATATCTCTACGACGGAACTTCGTTTAGACGAGCTGCAAGCAATGAGGTTCCCGTTGGAGGCCCGATGGCTTACGGAAAAGGCCGGCTCTGGGTTGCCAATGGATCGGAATACTACGGCGGAGACCTAGTCTACGGCGATCCTGCTTTTGGTCGAGACAGCGTGATTCGATTTACGGAAAACACGTTCATCAATGAAGGCGGCGCCTTTGCGGTCTCAAACGGTCCGATTACAGGGCTGGCATTCGCGGCCAACCTGGACACGTCCCTTGGCGACGGCGACCTGCTGGTGTTCACCCCGACCGCCACTTACGCGTTCAACGCGCCTGTGGACCGGGATGTTTGGAAGGATCTCAGTTATCCTATCCAGCGATTTGCACTCCTGAACTTCGGATCGTTCAACCACGAATCCATCGTGCCGGTAAACGGTGATCTTTTCTTCCGTGCTCAGGACGGTATTCGCTCGTTGATCTACGCCAGGCGCGACTTTACTGAGCTTGGAAATACTCCGATCAGCCGACAAGTGACCCGTGCGTTGGCTTACGACACGGATTTTTACCTGACGGCTGCTAGCTCCGTGAACTTTGACAATCGGATGCTGATGACCATTCAGCCTCAGAAGGTCAACAACCGAGGTATCGTACACCGAGGGGTCGTAGTGCTGGACTTTGATCTGGTCTCGGGCATAGGCAGAAAACTCCCGCCGGCATGGGAGGGAGTCTGGACTGGAGTCGATGTGTTCCAGATGCTGACGATCCGAATCCAGAAGCAAGAACGCTGCTTTATGTTTGGACTGAATCAAGGGGACATCGGTCTTTTTGAAGTCACGAAGAACGGCCAGTTTGATTTCGATGGGTTCGATGATGTACCGATCGACTGGACCATTGAGACCCGCTCACTGACGTTTGGTGAACCTACAAACAAGAAGCGCCTTGTTAGCGCCGAGCAGTGGTACGACCAGGTGATGGGCAATATCGAAGCTAAGGTCTACTTCAAGGCTAACGAGGGCGAGTGCTGGCAACCATGGGCTGAGATTAAAGACTGCGCCAAGTACCGCAACTGCGAGCCAGGCGAGATTTCCTGCCCTCCTGCGGTGATTAACTGCCAAGAGGTTAAATACTACCAGCCTCCAGCCAGATCGCGAATTGCCCTCCCACAGCCTCCGGACAAGTGTGACGTGCAGACCGGCGGATTTACCCGCGATGGCTATGAGTTCCAGTTGCGCTACGTGAACACTGGCCGCTTCCGACTCAAGCGCGTGGCGATGGTTGCCCAGCGACTCCAAGAGGATATTTACGGCGACCTCAGCCGCGTCGCCTGCCCGTTACTCTCCGAATAGTATGCCTTCTTCAAACCCAGTCGATTACGGCGCCGATCCCTGTGGACTGAGAAACAGCGCGTGGGCGATCAATGAATGCCTATTCGCTGCGCTGCGCTGCGACTTTCCAGTAGGGACATTCCTGCTTGGGTCGAGTCCTGGTGCGAAGATTATCGACCGTGTCCGCACCGCAGGCGTTGCGACGTTCAACACGTCCACACCGCACGGGCTAGTGGTCGGCGAGAAGATCACCTTGTACGGGTTTACGGACGGTAGCTTCAACGGGACCGGGCCGTTACAGTTTGGATTTGCGGTTCTCAGTATACCTACTCCGACGCAATTTACAGCAGCGGTTCCTGGAGCTGATGCACCTCTGGTAACCGAAGATGGTTGGATCAACCTGATCGGCGGCGGTTACACCTCGTCACTTGTGATGGGATACCCACCGTTGACGGGCGTCATCAATAACATCGCATTCACCGGCCAGGGCATCGGTAAGACCACCCTGAAGTTTGCCGACCACACCTCCACGAAAAGAGGGGACACTTACGGCTTCAACATTCAAATGCTGAAGACCTTAGGGAATTACCCAGGGTTTGGAGTTGTAGGGGCACCTGGAGCTTATGCAGGTGCGCCGCTAGACAGCATCAACTGTAAAAACACTCTAATCGAAGGAATCACGTTTGACGGCAACTACGCCAACAATTCGGTCGCAGACACTAAGATAATTTCCATTCAACGAACAAGCGGTGTAAACACTTACAATACGGCGTATCCACACTTCATTACACCGACTACAACACCGGCCTACACTCCTCCGGTTGTTCCTGCTCCGTACACCAATGTTAGCGCAGTCAACCAGTACATAAGTAATGTAATTACAGTTGGACCAGGAAACGATTCTTCGTTTGTTGGATTTGGTCAGGTTGAAAACATTACCTCGATGTCTTTTCAACGCGATCTCAGGGCTGTAATTATTGGTGCACTTAGGGTAAATTACATTACTTTCAGCTACATAACACTAACAAAACACCCGTCTTGGAACTTTGGATTTACCGTTGGTGATTCAATCATTGTCACGGGGATGACGGATGCAACATTCAACGGAACTTTTACGGTTGCAGGGTTTGTTTCAGCCAACGAAGTTTACTTTCTTGATACTGCACCAAATCCAACCATTACGCTTCCCGCTCAAAACGGACGCGTCTACTCTCCGACACAATACCCAGATGTCTTGTTGACGGCTCAATCAACAGCTGGCGTAAACTCGTCATTTACCGTCGCGGGAATCAACCACGTCGGCGAGAACGCGCTCATTCAGAACAACCAGTTCTACGATTTTGGAGTTGGAATTGCGGATGCCGAGACGTTTATCGTGAAGTCGTTTCTTCCGATGAATGTTCCTGACAACACTCAGGGAGCAAGAGTGCTGAACAACGATTTCAGCTACCAAGGACGCAACTCGATTCAAAGCACCCTGTACCCCGGTAGCGCAGAATCGAACACTCAGTGTGTGGTTGGCGGGTTTTCGAGTCTGATTAACCCGATCAATGTGGTTTCTCGCGTTGGTGGAGTTGCGACCTACACCTGCGTGATGAAGCACACGTTGAGGGTAGGGGATGTGGTGCTGGTGACGATGACTGCGGTTCAATTTGCTCAGCGCAATGCTGGTATAGCTACGTATACGACTTATGGAAGGCATTTCGCCAATGTTGGCGCAACGGTTAAAATTCAAGGTATTGTTACTGATGCTTCATTTAATGGAACTTGGACGGTTGCATCTATTATAGACGATTTGAATTTTACTGTTGTTCAGGCGTTACCAAACGTATTTCCAGCAGTAGTAGCTAACGTCACACTTTACGTAAATTCGACAGTGGTAAGCATTCCGGACGCGTTTAAGTTTACTGTTGCCGCACCTGGTCCAGACATACTCCCCGGCCTCTACCTCGACGGCCAGGTAACCATGCTCCGAAGCCAGCGCATTTTTGCTACAGGATGCGAGTTCAAATACAACCGGGTTCAGGGTGGACCCGACCCCGTTAATCAGCAGAGTCCGGTTACTGCTATCACCGTTCGTGAAGCCAACGGCGCGGATATCAGCTACAACAATTTCGACGGGTTCCGTGGCACCTGCTTCTACGTCGATTCCTACCAACACAAGGGAACCCACATCCATCACAACTCGGCGCTGAACATATCAGCTTTTATTGCCTTGGTTGTGCAGGATTGGTTTACGTTGATTTCAGGGGTTCCAACTATTACTAACCCAGAGGCTTACTCAACCTTGATCTCAGGGCATAAGGATATGTTGATCGAGAACAACGATGTTCTCCTGACAGGACCGGGATCGTGGTTCTACCAGACCGCGTACACCCCCTTGGACGCCGTTTTCCTGGTCAACAACCATGATGTCAACAAGTCCACCTGGTACTACCCGACGGACTACCAGATACCGATCAATCCTCCGCTTGCGGTTCCGGCGGGCGCGTCAAGAGATGGTAGCGGTATCTCAACATTCACCACCACATCAGCTCACGAGCTTCAGGTGGGAATGGAAATTTCGACGATTAGCGTGTCAGACGGCACGTTCAACGGGGTGTTCACGGTCCTTTCCGTTCCAGCTTCGAATCAGTTTACGGTTTCCAATCCAGGTGTGGTCACTACATCTTCCGGCGGATTCCTCGGCATCAACAGCCCGATCAACTTCCCGTGGGAAATCAAACCCATCGGATTCCAGCGCACCGCTGGAGTGGCCACGTACACGACAAACAAGGCGCACCAGATACTCCTTGGATACCACGTGACCGTTGAGGGGCTCAGCAACGCTTCGTTCAACGACCAAGTAATCGTAACCGGAACCCCGACAACCACGACGTTTACCTGCGCGAGTCCTGGCCCAGACGTGGCGTTCACCTCCTCGATCGGCAACTTCTTTCGGTACGTCGATAACATCCAGATTGGATGCAACAGCGTCCGAAGGCTCAGTGGACAAGGTTTGGTCCGCAATAACGGAGGCCAGTTCGGTAACGCATTTCTCACAGGGCGCCCGAACCGCTGTGTTGCGCCTCTTGAGCAGTTCTTCTATTTCGATTGTCCCGAGGGCTGTTTGGCGCTTGAATGCGACCCAGGCCCGTGTAAGCCAAACGACTACCTTTACCGCATCTAGCCATGCCAACCATTGACATTTCCGCTGGCACACTGCCGCCACCAACCTGCTACGCCTCGGAACAGGATCGGCTTGACGCCTACGCCGCCGCGTTGATTGGTAACCTGAACACTGGAGCAGAGTGGGCAAGCTCTCAGACCGTGCCCGGGAACACTGGACTCTACTGGCTTCGCACCGACATCAGTAATCGCCCAGTTGAGGTGTTGAAGTTTTCGTCGGCGGCCGGAGATGCTCAGTTTATTCGACTGTCGAGTGAAGTGGTGTTTGCCGGAACTGCTAGCGGCGCCGCTGGAGCTTACGCAGTCATAAACTCGCCGCCATATCCAAGCCCAGGGTCCGCCTATCGGACCGGCCAGATTTACACCTTCCTTGCGAATCACACCAACACTGCCGGCTGTACGTTGAACGTCGATGCTCAGGGCGCCAAGACGATCACAAAGGACGGCACAGCGGCGCTAATAGCAAATGACATCCTGATTGGGCAGGTGGTTTCAGTGCTGTACGACGGGGTGAATTTCCAGTTGCTTACGCAGAAGCGGGATTTTACACGGCTGAGTTTAAAGCAGTTTTTGACGTATGCGTCAGCACCAATACCAATCGTTCAGAATGGCGTTCTGATGCCGTTTAATCACGGTTTTGGCGTGATGCCGTTCATGGTTCGAGCCGTGCTAATTCGTCAAACTGGTGTCCCAGGTTCGTTTAGTACCTTTACCGATTCACTGCCAAGCCCTGCGGTGACTTTTGATTGGTACGAAGGCCAAGAGGTTGACTGCTTAAATTTCGTTGCGGATCGAACAAGCGACTTGCCGGCCTTCAAATATCTTTGCGATCCAACTCAAGTTAATGTCCAAGCGGTTGCGTTTAATTCGACTCTTGGCGGCATCATTTTCCCCTACATGACGCCGCCGCTTGGAACCTCAAGTAACGCGTCAGATTACAGAATCAAAGTCTACGCTACCGCACTAAACCCGGCTTACGTCCCATGAGAAAAACCCTCGCCCAAGCCAAGAACTCCACGATCCCGCAGGCAGTCGGTCTGGCCACCTGCGACGAGCGTTTCGTCCAGCTGCTTAACGAGGCTCAGGCTCGCTTGGCGGACATGGGTAAGTGGTGGGGTACGTACAAGAAGCTGCGCGTCTGCGTCACCGCTGGCTGCATCACCTGGCCTCGCGAGGTCAAGACGATCGAGGCGATGAACCTCTGCGGCTACAACATCCCCATCCAGAACCAGTGGTACGAGTTCCAGACGGACACCCGGGCACCACGCACCGGATGCGGCCGGGAAGGATGCGAGCAAGACCAGCTGCTGGATCGTGGCATGGTGACGCAGTTTCGGGATTTCACAGGCGCGTCTAAGATCCGCATCTACCCGCAGCTAGCAGCTGATGCAGGCAAGCGCGTGCTGCTTCAGGGTTTGAATGCTGCCACCAACCAGCCGATCCGGACCTTAGATGCGGTAACTGGAGAGTACGTCTGGGGTGAGTACGTGACGCTACCCAACCCATCGGTGGTCGCATACGTCGAGACATCCGCAATAAACATCTTCAAGATGCCAGGTCTGACTGGCGCCCAGAAGCCATTGACCCAAGGGAGTCTAACGATCAACGCGGTTAACACGACGACCGGCGTACAGACCCAGATCGCCATTTGGGGCCCGAGCGAGCAGAACCCTGAGTACCGACGCACCTACCTTGTCGGGATGCCCGAGGTGTGCGGTGGCGCCAACTCGTGCAGCACCACTCAGGACAACTGCTGCATCGACAACGGAGACGGCTGCGTGCCAGCAGACGAGACTTGCACCAACACGGTCGTGGAAGCGATCGTTCGCCTGGACTTCATACCGGCGATCGTTGATTCAGACTGGCTGTTTATCGGGAACCTCCAGGCGATCAAGCACATGATGAAGGCGATCCAGAAGGAAGACCGGAATCAGTACACCGAGGCTGAGCGCGAGATCCAGCTAGCACTGCGGTCGCTTCGGAATGAGCTTGAGGCGTACAGCCCCAACGAGCGCAGCGTAATTAACGTGCAGCCGTTTGGGTCCGCGAAGATTCAATTTCGGTTCGGTGGATTCATCTGATGACTGAGGAGCTTCCAGTAGCCGTTCAACCTGTTACGTGGCTCGATATCCTGACGGATGAGACCATCACGTTCGACGATCGTTTGGACAGATGGGAAGCGTTCGTGGCGAATCTTCCGCAGCAGGAGTGCCCGCTGAAGCACACGTTCCCAGAGGGGATGTACGTGCGTGAAATCTTCATGCCGGCCGGGTCAATCGTAACCAGTCGCATCCATAAGTTCGACAATCCGTTCTTCATCACCAAAGGCAGGGTCACGGTGGTTAGCGAGAACGAGGGTATGGTGACCTACACGGCGCCGTATTCGGGCATCACCAAGCCAGGAACTCGCCGCGTGCTGTTGATCCATGAGGACACCATTTGGACCACGGTTCACCTCAATCTGGATAACAAGACGGATCACGAAGAGCTTTTGAACGACCTCACTTACGTGGGTCAAAACCAATACTTACTATGTCATTCGTAGCATCGGCAGTTGGGCCAGTAATCGCAGGCGGAATTGTGTCGGCAGGAATTGGCGCCGGTATGTCGGCATCGTCTGCTAGCGCCTCGCGCCGGCAGGCCCGTGACGCCGCTAACCTCCCGGGAATCAACATTGGCTCAGTGATGGGAGAATCCTCCCTAAACGCGCCTCGTGCCCGTGAAATGGAGGCTGAGCGAAATGCGATTAGTCGCGCCCAGCTGCTGGAGTCACTCGGCATTCAGATTCCTGGTTATCAAGAAGGCCAAGCTCAGCGCACGCAGAACGCGCTAGCGCTGCTTCGAGGGGAACTGCCACCTGATGTGCTAGCTCAGGTTCAGCGCAAGGCCGCTGCTCAAGCTGTTCAAGGAGGTTACGCAGGAAGCGGAGCTGGAAGGAATCTCGTGGCGCGAGACATCGGCAGGAGCAGCTTGGATATGGCGAATCTTGGCGCTCAACAATTCGCCAACATCATCGGAACCACACCAATGGCACCGCTAGCCAACTACGAGTTTACCCCGCAACAGATAGCGGCCCTACGAGGTGGTGAGCGTGGCGCCCAGCAACAGGCGCTACTTGGTGTTGCCGGTATGCCAAGCGGAACTGGTGTCGCGGGTCAGGCGTTGGGATCGCTTGGATCAGGGTTGACTAACCTTGGATTCGCGCAGCTGGGGGCGCAAACTCGCGCTGCCGGCAGCGGAGGTGGTGATTGGAATTATTCAACCGGAATGCCGACAGGTTACGGTCGCCAAGGACTAAGCTAAAATTTTATGGCAAACCCCTTCTCAGGACTCGAAAACATCGGACAATCGTACCTCGCAGGACTCCAGCTGGCGAATCAACGCCAGGCCAGGGAGGAAGCAACAGCGCAGCGTGGTGAAGAGACGCGGATGCGAGGGCAGTATTATACCCAGATGGGCGCCGACCGGGAGGCTGCCTTGAAGGAACGTATTCAGGCGCGACTTGATGCGGCAGCTAGCCAGTTTGGTCAGGATTTAATTTTGAATCCTCAAGGTTTACCCGACTACGCAGGATCTGCTTTGAGACGCGATCAAAGGTTGAAGGCTCAGAATTTGAGTTCAGCTTACGGCTTGCGAGCTGGTGAGTTTAACATCACCGAGCCGCTGGCTGCGGAAATAACTGAAAGCCCAGAATTTAAGACTGCATTTAATCAGGGGCTTGCTCGAAAACTTCAACGGGAATCAACCACTGAAAATGCGCTAGCACGTCGTGGTTTGGTTAAACTTCCAGGAGCGGTCGAAGATCAGATTGCTGGCCGGCCGACCATGTTCGGTATTCTTGAGGGACAGCAGGATATGTCTCAGTATCCTCAGACTACCATCGGTGGCTCCAGGTACGCCTACGTTGGACCAAGCCCGAGGTCTGCGGCGTTAAAGGGACCCAAGATTATCATCGAAGAAGGACCAGAGGGTCGTAAAAGGAAGTTTGAAGGAACTCTTGAAGAAGCTCGCGCTTACGAGGCTTCGTTGCTAGCTAAGCCTGATAAGGAGCCTGGCATTAACGATGACATTGACGCGGCGCTGAAGAAGCTCAGGACGCTAGGCGCTAGAGACGCAGGTGAAGTTAATGTCTATCGAACCAAGACAGGAGACATTGATGTACGCCCTGATACGTTTGGTTTTGGGGACGAATCAACCGGCCTTAGCGTAGCTGATGCCATAACCCGGTTGGAAAACGAACGCTTGCGGCGCGCTGAAGCACTTGGCGGCACGCCTGCTACCGGAAAACCCAAGAACCGCGCTGAAGCGGCAGCTCAGCAAGTCAAGAGGTTTACTCTTGAACAAGCCATGGGAACGCTGCCTCGACGGCCGGCACCGCTTGGTGCTCCGGTAATTAAACCCGGCATTCCAACGACTAACTCTCCGGCCGCACCTTCCGGACCAATCCAGTTGTCACCGGAAGACTTGGACCTCATCCTGAACCAGCTAGATAGCGAAAACCCCGTAGAACTCTGATATGCCCATCGAAGTCGATTTTGGAACGGAGCTTGGAACCGTAGTATTCCCTGAAGATTACACCCAAGAACAAGCATTCGACTTCGTTAAGCAGAATCGAAAGCAGATCCAGCAAAACCTAATCCAGCGGCGGCAGCAAGAAATGGCCGGCGAGACTGAGCAGCTGGAGGCGGCTAAGTACCGTGCGGGCGAGTATGGAGCCGTCGAGACTGCGCTTAACACACTCTCCGAGTTGCCGCGTATGGCGCTTGAGGGAACCGGCGTAACACTCAAGGGAGCAGCTAGGGCCGCTAAATTTTTTCCTCCTCCAACAGTCAATCCTTACACCGGAAGGAAGATTGAGCAGACTGCCGAAGTCCCACTGGAGCAAGAGCCTCTTTACCGCGCCGGTCAATCCATTCAAGAGTTTGGAAAAGAAACCTACCCGGGTCTCCCTGGCGTGCGAGAGTCCATACCCGCTCAAATTATGGGCGGCATTGGAAGTACGGTTGCTACACTTCCAGCTGCGCTGATTGCTGGTCCAGCCGCTCCTCTTGGGGCTGCTGTATCTTACGGCCTCCAATCAGGTGAATCAGCAGCTGAAGACGCTGATGCCACGATCAACCGTCGTATTTCCGAGGCTCTGGCAAACCAGCAGTACGATGTCGCTGCGGATCTTCAAGATCGCCGCGAGCAGACGAAAAACTTGGCATTTATCACAGCCGCTCCGATTGGCGCCGCTACCGAGGGTTTGTTGGGTGCTGCACCCAAGGTGGCAAGGCGTTTCGTCACCGGCCAGATTGGAGGCATCGGAACACGACTGGCCGAAAGCTTGGTGCCTAAGTCTGCAAAGTTCCAAAGTAAATTCCTTGGAGCCACAGGTGCTGAACGTGTCCGGGGCGCTGTCGAGGCGCTAGCCACTGAGGGCGTCCAAGAATCAGCTGAGCAGCTTGGAGGAAACATTGCCGCAGCTGCGGTCTACGATCCCGAACGCGGATGGCTTGATGGCGTTGCACAAGCGGGCTTCGTTGGTTCCCTATCTGGAGGCATCGTTGGCGGTCTCGTTGGTTCAAGCCGCAATGCTAAATTAGCTGGTGCTGCAAACGAAGCACTTGGAGGTGATCCGACAAACCCGCTGCCGCGTGCTAGCTCAACGGTTGCAGGTCTTGAAGACGGTCCTCAACCCACCGGCCCGATCGACATTGAGCCCGAGATTACGCCGGAGGATGTCCTGCGAATGTCTCAGGAAGCTGGGATTCCCATGCCGGCCGAAGAGGTGGCCCCTGTGCCCGCCCCGGTGGTTACCCCGGTGGTTGCGCCTGCACCAGAACCGCAGGCCGTCGTAACTCCCGCCCCGGCTCCCGCCCCTGCGCCCGCCGCCCCCGCCGCAACTGTCGATTCCGAAACCGGCCTAGCTCCCGACGAGCAGGATGAACTCGACCAGTTACTCACGGCCGAAGATGCCGGCCTGCTGAGCGAAGAGGGTGCTATCACTCTTGCAGGTTACCGCGCCCGATTGGGTGGGGTTGAGCCTGCTGCAATACAAACTCAACCTACCATATCCAGTGCCGTTCAAGAACAAGGCCCAAATGAAGGCGTGCTACGCGCAGAAGAGCAGCAACCCCCAATCGAAGTGGGACTGCGACAAGTGGATCAAGGAGGGCGGCCTGCCGAAAGCAGCGGGGCCGAAGTCCAAGTCACCCCGCAAGAAGTACGGCAAGTAAAGGCACGGGTAGCGCCAGCTCCGGTGGTCGAGGTCACCACATCCACGAAGCTCCCCAAGAATCTTGCCGGTGCCAAGCCCCGTTACAGCATCTCTCAGGATACGTACCTGCCGAGATTTGACAGCGACTTTGATCTCGCTGCGTACATCGTGACGCAGACAAAAAAATCTGATAGCGACGCGGATTATTTGAAGTGGGCAGTCGAGCGGTCTGGAATGACTCCAGAGGAAGTCCGTAAACACGGCCTTCAGGTTCGTGCTGAACTCAAGAAGCTAGCAGCTAAGACGAAGGCTGGAACTGCACAGAAACCTGCTGCGTTGGTTGTGCCTTCGGTGACGATTACGATGCCGGAGGTGGAGGCTACGGCGACTCCAGTGTCGGCGCCGGTTGCGGCCCCGGTAACCCCTGCCCCTACTCCAGTAGCGCCTACTCCGACTCCCGCCCCCGAGTACACTCCAGCACGAATAAACAGCCTACTCCGAAAGCTCAAGGCCAAGGCCACAGCTGTCGGCAAAGGGTTGTACGAGATCAAAAATCTAGCCCCAGGACAGAGGTTGGTTCTCCGCACCCGCTTTGGAGGGCTTCAGGAAACCGACCAATTTCTGCTGCAAGAGAAATCGCAGGTTACAGGATATCCTTCAGACGAAGGGTTTATACTGCGCGACAAGCAGGAGGCCGTGGCTGGCGAAACGCCGAGGCCTGCGCCTAAGCCCGCTCCTATTGGTCCTAAGCCCGATGATGAACTCACCGAGCAGCAATACTACGACGCACGGGTCAAAGAAATTGCCCGGGACAACAAAGCTACCCAAGCCGAGGTACGCGAACAGTTTTCACGTGAAGACTCGAATCTCGAACATTGGCAGGCGATTCGGAATGCTGCTGAGTCTGGAAAGCAACTAAAGGTCGAAACGCTAAATCGACTGCCGGAAGCGCGGATTGAATTTCTTCGTAAGCAGTACCCTCAGTCTGTGCCGCAGGGATACATGGCGCCAGCAGTCAGTAAATCGGTCGCGGAAAAGCAGGCTGAAATGCGGGCGGCAAAACGTGGCGTTCGTCTTGCGCCTGCACCTGCAATCTCGGAGGAAGTTGAACTCAACGAGCTTCGTATCTCCAAGCAGCAGCGCGGCCGTTTGGGTCGCCTCACTGAAGAGCGGCTTCAGGAATTAGAGAAGAAGCTAGCACCTACACCTGCCGAACCTGTAGTCGCCGAACCCACCGAAGCCGAACTTCAAGCAGCTGAGGAAGCCCGCCTAGCTCAAGCTGAGCAAGAGATCGACGCTGGCCCCATTGGCCAAGCCAAGCAGAAGTTGGAGGATGAAGGCTCCGACATGAAAAAGAGCCAGGTTAAAGCCATGGCGCGTAAACTGGAGGCTAGCGGCGTCATTGATGACTCTGAGTTGGATGATGAAGGCCGTGACACTGGAGTGGATGAGCTTGTCGGTCAGCTGCTAGAACGCGTTGAGGAGGCCCGGGATACGGCGATTCAAGAGCGGGAACAGGAGTTGGCTGATGAGGCGAAGGCTGAAAAGGCAGCTCCCAAAACAGCCGCCCAATCCGCCATCGACGCCATCGACAAGGTCAGCAAAGGGCTGTCAGAAAATTCATACTCCGATCCGTTGTTTTTGACCCCGCTGGCAAAGCTAGCACTGCAAATTGCCAAGGGACTAATTCAGGTTGGTGTTGCGGTTGATAAAGCAATTCGCCAAGCCATCGCGCAGGCTAGACAGCAGTTTCCGAATGATCCTACTGACGACATCCAGTTGGCCGATCGACTGATTCGAGATGCGGAGTATACCGCAGCTGTTGCAGCTGGTGACATGGAGACAGCGCAGCGGATGGTTGATGAGGCTGCGGTAAAGGCGGGGTACAAAACCAAAGGATTTCACCGCACACCGAAAGCGTTCACCAAGTTTATTCCTGGAGGACCTAAAGCTGAGGCTCAATTCTGGACCACCAAAGCAGGAGAATTTAGAACCCTGTTTGGTCAGTCAGGAAGAGCCATTTGGTTTGGATCGTCTCCAGAGAATCTTCCTGCATACCATAACGAGCCAAGTGGAAAAGGCGTTGTGCTTGAGGTGTATCTGAAGAACCCATCACCACTGCAAATTGATGATGACACCAGAGCTTGGGGTCGAGACATCTACGCAGATGGGTCAAAGCAATTTCCACTTCTGCTGTCCGATGAACACATTCAGAGCATCAGAAAGGACGGCTACACTGGCATAGAATATTGGAATAACGGCAAGACTGCTGATAAGTCGGCGCCAGATGAGATGGTGGTTTTTGATCCCACCCAGATTAAATCCGCCGATCCCGTCACTCGCGACGATGAGGGTAACGTCGTTCCGTTAAGCCAGCGTTTCCAAGCTAGCACGGCTGACATTCGAGGAGCATCCGGTTTAAACCGTGGAATCGGAAAGCGGCTGTCCGATTGGGCTAGGAATGATACCGACGAAGCTACTCGCCGGGTGCGATTTACGAATCCATCGACTGGAGAACAAGCGACCTTTGGAGATGTTATCTCCGATCTGCAATCAATCTCGGATGAGGCTGCTCCAGAATACGTTCGATGGCTGCAAAGCATTCCGAACAAATCTACTGCGACTGCTGACATTGTCTCCGATATTACCTTTATTTCCCGATTGGATGCTGAGGCTGAGCGCAATCAACGCCCCGACTCCGTCGAAGCCATCCTCCAAAAGGTAATCGCCGCTACCGATCCCAAGGGCAAGGTATTCGAGGCCATAACCGGGTTGTCGAACTTCGTGATTTATCAAGCCTCGAAGATCGCGCTCCGGATCTACCAGGCTACCAAGTCCTGGGTGGCCGCCCGTAATGCTGGCATGGACTACATCAAGTCCCATGTCCAGCTGAGCAACGAAGCGGAGACTGCCGCTAACTTCGAGGAGTACATCAAGGCTTTCCCGAACCAGGAGATTCCCGCTGGGGCTCCTGGCCAGCCTCAGCCTCCGTCTCCAACCGAGCGCGTTGAATCACGAGGCATCTTCCGTGGTGATGTAGCCCGAGACACCGATGAAAACTGGCAGTCCGAAGCCCGCAAGTGGGTAGACTTCTACAAGGGGAACCTGGAGCGGGCGTTTCAGGGTTTTATGGGTCGCGACATTGATAAGTCGTTGCGGGAATACATTGGCGGAGAGTTGCTTCAACAGTCTGAGCTTGAGGTTGCCCGTGCCAAGAATCCGATTGACCTACTGCGGGCGCTGAATCTTCAAACACGCATCGCGAACGCTTTGGTTCAAGCGGGTTCTGACTTCGGTAAGCAAGGCCGCGCTCGCCAGCTGACGTTCGCTCGTTATGCGTGGATGGTTCCGCAGCTGGTGTATCGCCGACTGGTAAACGAACGGCAGAAGCAAAAGATCCCATTCCCCGAGATCGTTGCCCAGCAGGTGCGTAAATGGCTTGTCGAGTCCGGCCAGCAGGCGATCGACCAAGTCAAAGAAGCTATGAAGCAGGCGGACAACGTGTTTGCCCGCGAGTTTAAGAAGATCAAGCAGGTCCCCGGTCAACCTAAAGGTCCCCCCATCGAGATCAAGTGGCAGGATATTCTAACTAAGTCCCTGCAAACCCAGGGCTCTGTGCGTCAAAAGATGCTTCAGGTTATCCTGGCCGATCCTCGGCTGAAGAACCTCAGTCCTGCTGGCATCGCTGAGATCACGAATCTCCTGACCAACGCTTGGGAAAAGAAGCGCGATCAGATTTTTAGATCCGAGTTTGCTAAGAAAGTTCCGCTGCCGACGGTCAAGCAAGATGCTCGCGAGAAGCTCTTTCGCTCTCTGCCTCGCATCCTGAAGTACGCCAACATCGCCAGGGCTACAGCTGGAGATCAGATCACGACCGATGGCCCCGACACATTCCTTCTGTGGGATCAGGCTTTCCGAGATGCAGTGGCGCCAGAGTTTGGTGTGGCCGAGATCAACGGCCTTACCGCTCGCAAGCTCACCGAGCTAGCACAGCGGGCACAAGCCGCTCAGGGCGTTAACCGAAACCAGATTATCCAGGAGATGTTTCGCCTTATGGCCCGCGACGGCGGCGTGCGGTTCCCGGATGTCCTAAGAGATTACTGGTACGCGGCTGTGCTGTCCGGTACGCGAACTCAGCTGGACAACGCGCTCAACATCCTCAACGGCGCACTGAACACGGTTATGCTTGCGGGCATGGCCGGTAAAGAAGCCGGGCTGGTTACCAAGTCTGCACTCAAAGGGCTCAACGAAGGTCTCCGAGACTTTTGGCCAATGCTCTGGCGCGGCGAGCTTTACCGCTCAGTGAACTTCAATCCAGACCAACCCGGCAACGCACTCGAAGGTCTCGGAGAATCTCGCAACCTGTTTGCCAAGGGAATCAGTCAAGCCAAGTACGTGAGCCGGCTGATGCTGGCACTAGATCACGTTACCGCCATGATGTCTGACGGAGCCGCGAAGGCTTACGCGCTCAACAAGGAGGTCGGATCCGAAGAAGCACGCAACCTGATGCTTCCAGAGGCGGACATAGTGAAGGCCGCCCGCGATCGCGCCATCGCTGAAGGCACCCGCCCTGACCTAGTCAACAAGCGCACCCGTGAGATTCTCCAGGAGAGCTTCCCGGTCGATGTCTTGATGACCTCTAAGGATATCCGCGAGGCCGTGACGTTTACCGAGGTTCCGCAGGGTGTGATGGGTTCGCTTTACGAAGGACTGAACGCCGCTTCACGTAAGTTCCCGGCACTGAAGTTCCTGACTGGAACCAACTTTGTTCGCTTTGCCGCCAACTATACCAACGAGCTTCTTAACTACGCGGCTCCGATTGCGGTCTATCGTTGGGTTCAATCCGCACCTGGCAAGTCTGACCAGCCCGGCGGGCTTCAGTTTACACCGGCTCGACGTGACCTGCTGCTAGCAAAGGCTTCACTAGGTACGGCGTTGGGCGCAACGGCAGCCGCACTGTTTCTCGGGGATGATGACAAGGAAGAGGATCGTGACATCGACATCACTGGATCGTTCAAGTCCCTCGATCCAAACAAGCGAAAGCAGCTGCTATCAGAAGGCCGACAACCCTATTCGATCCGCGTTGGCGATACCTACGTTTCCTACCGTCAGCTAGGATTCGGAGGTTTGCTTGGCGCCATCGGTGAACTTCGTGATCGCCAGCTGTTTGAACCAGAAAAATGGAATGAGGAGGGCATTATCGCCAAGGTTCAGGATGCAGCCACGGCCGGCCTGTTCATCGTGAAGGACTCATCTGCGATCTCTGGTCTCACGGAGTTCTTAGGCTTCGCTAACGCCTACAAGTACGACACCAACGAGGTTATCGAGAAATCAATGCCGCGTTACCTAGCACGGCTTGGTGGGTCGTTCGTTCCCAACATCCTCAAGGAAGTCGATGCTTGGTCTGACCCGTCGATATTCAAGGCTGAACCCGGTGGTCTCGGTCACGAATACTTCCTTCAGCAGGTGCCGTATGCCCGTCGCGAGATTGGGCCAGGTCCGATCCTGAACGTCCTTGGTGAGCCAGTGCGCGTCGAGCGTTACCCGTACAGCCGCTGGATTACTCAGCGTTCAGAAGACCCCGCCTGGAATACCCTCGGCCAGCTCGCAAGCAAAGGCGTCTTTATGCCGGTGCCGGCAATCACGGTTAAGGTCAACGAAAACGGCACGCGTCGAGAACTCACACGCGAAGAGAAATACGCCTACCAGCAGGCCGTTGGTCAGGGCTACCGCAAGTTTATCGAGCAGAATCGGGAGCGGCTGCTAGCTCTTCCGCCTGCCCAGGCATCCGACTTCATCGACAAAAATGCAGATCGCATTCGTCGAAATGCCCGAACAAATCTGAAAAATTCGTTCTGAAATTGCTGGACACTTGACGCCACTTGCCATACGTTGACTGACGTATGAGCAACCTACAAGTCGCAACGCAGCAAGCACAACCTCTCAGCGCCTTCTCTTCGGAGAACGCGTTCGTCTCAGTCCAACGCATGGCCAAGGCCCTTGCGTCCAGCACCCTTGTTCCCGACGCCTACCGGGGCGAGGCCAACCTCGGCAACTGCATTATCGCGTTGGAGTTATCCCAGCGCATTGGCGCCTCAGTCATGGCTGTCATGCAGTCCATGGTTCCTATCCACGGCAAGCCAACGTGGTCTGCCTCGTTCTTGATCGCCACCGTCAACAGCTGCGGTCGCTTCTCTCCGATGCGATTCCGCTGGGTTGGCAAGGAAGGCACCGATGAGTGGGGCTGCCGCGCATTCGCGATCGAGCGCGAGTCAAACCTGGAACTCGTTGGCGCCCTCGTGACCATTGCCATGGCGAAGGCTGAGGGCTGGTACGGCAAGTCTGGCTCCAAGTGGAAGACCATGCCGGAGCAGATGCTTCAGTACCGGGCTGGTGCCTTCTGGTGCCGCACCTACGTGCCCGAGATCGCACTGGGTATGCACACCTCGGAAGAGGTTCAGGACACGCCTGTGGCCCAGCAGGTGGTCCAGTCGGTCAGCGCGACTGTCAGTTCATCCATCGTAGACGTGACACCGACGCCGGCCGAACCGAAGCCGCGCAAGAAGAAGGAGGCCGAGGCTATCGCAATCGTGGAACCGCCCGCTCCCGCCGCTCCTAAACCCACACCGGAGATCGTTGAGACCGCCCCACTTGCACCCACCCCTATCATCCCACTTACCCCTGTTCCCGCGCCGGAGCCTGAGCTTGAAACAGTCGAAGGGACGCTAGCATCCGCTGGGATCACCTACGAGCAGCTGGTGAAGCTCGTTGAGGATCTTAAGTGGTGGGAAAGCCCCGAAGACTATCCCACGGTGGCAGACCTTCCTCCTGATATCTGCAACTGGATCATCCGGAACAAGCGCGGTATCGGCCGTGCAGTGGTGAAGGCGGGAGGTGCGCTGTGAATTTAGTCCACCCCATCGACGTAAACACCTACCGCAGTCACCCGGCGATCAACATATCCAGCCTCAAGGCGTTCAGCCGGTCGCCAGCGCACGCTATGATTGGCTTCGAGGAAGAGCGCGAGCCGTCCGAGGCCATGGCTATCGGCTCCCTGCTGGATCACAAGGTCCTCGGGACGCCGTACCTTTGGACCACATCTCCCTACGACGACTTCAGAACCAAAGAAGCACGCGCCTGGCGAGAGGACCAGGAGTACCGCCGGGTCACCGTGTTCAAGCAGGACGCGATCGAGACCGTCGAGCGCATGGTTAAGTCCGTCCGTGAACACCCGGTCGCCGGCCGTCTACTGGCCGAGCCGGGTAAGGCCCAGGTCGGGATGTTCGGTGAGTTCGATGGCTGCGACCGGAAGGGCCTGATCGACTGGCTTCCAGATGCGACCCCGGTAATCGTCGATCTCAAGAAAACGAGGGATGCTAGCAAGGCTGGGTTCCGCCGGCAGATCGGCCAGCTGCGCTACGACGTGCAGGCGGCGTACTACCGGGACCTCTATCGGGATATCACCGGGGAGACTCGCGCATGGCAGTGGATTTGCGTCGAAGACCAGGCGCCCTACGCGGTCGCTGTTTACCAGATGGACACCGAATCCTTGGACAAGGGTTCAGCCACATGGCAGTCGTGGATCCGACAGTGGATGGTCTGCGAGGACACCGACAGCTGGCCGGGTTACAACGGCGACTCCATTCAAATCATTCAATCGCCCACCTGGATTCTCAAAGATGAAACTCTCACGTGAAGCCATTGAACGCCTGATGGGTCCACAGCCCACGATCGCAAAAACCGTTGTAGTCGAGAAATCTAAGGAAGGCTGGAGCCCGATGACCGAGAAAGAGAAGGCGGCCATCGAGCGGTTTGTGAAAGACAACCCCACGTTTTCCTACAAAGAGCTATCCAAGAAGTTCGGCCGCGCTCCGAGCGTGATCTGTGGTTTGTGTAAAAAAGCTGGATTGAAGATTCAAAAGAAACGCCCATGAACTCACTCATCCAAAACGCAGTGGCCCGAGGTTGGATTAGTTTCCCCCACCCAGCTGCGGTGACGGCACATCCAGACGTGGTCAAGGCACGCCTCAACTCACCAGACTACAACGCCCAACGCGCCTGGAAACTGTGGAACGAAGGCCAGAGCTTGGCCTACGTGGCGAAGGCTGTCGGCGTAAAGAAGCGGTGCGTGATGGCAATTATTGAAGAGGGGAAATCGAAAGCGAAGGAGGTAAAATGAACATCGAAGAAACTAAAGAAGCCATCCGCGTGATGCAGGCATTTGTGGATGGGAAGGACCTAGAGGTCTTGGGTCCTGTTGGAAAATGGGAACCAGTACATTTCCCTCGGTGGGGCTGGGACGACACAAAGTACCGAATCAAACCCATTGCTACAATCCGCCCATGGACTGCGGATGAGGTGCCGCTGGGAATGCAGGCGAGGAATCGTGAATACCCCAAAACACGTTGGTTGATCGACCGCACATCTAGCGAAGAGAACAGAAAGGATTGGTGTGAAAA